TCTAGGTATTATATAATACTATATAATTATTATAATCTATAGTATATATATATATAATACTCTAATACCTTATTGCACTCTTTCTTTATTTCTTTCTTTACTTATTTTCTCTTTATTGATCTCCTTATTGAACTTTTTAATACTTAAGAATGTCTAAGGTCCTATTATCAATCTCCTATTGAGGATCTTCTTACGTGGCAGCACCAACCCTTGTAGGGAAGAACCGTCGTGTGGCACGACGAGCTAACGGCACCCTGAACAGCCTAGATATCTCTACAAACACCAGCGTCCATTGGTGGACCGGCCTCCCCGTCGACGAAAACGGCTGGCACGATATCGATGCGATCCTGATGGCAGACGGGAAGTACCAGAACGCCCGGTTCGTGTACGTCGATAGCGTGAACGGCTCGGATACCCCGAGCGTCCTGTACTACACCAAAGACGACGGCCGATTCGATACCGTCATCGGTAGTACACCCACGAACCCGGTCGGGACCCCCTCTGCATTCCAGACCGTCGGCGCAGCTCGAGAGTACATCCGGTACGGGTACTCGGACGTTCTCCTCCTGAAACGAGGCGGGACGTACACCGAGTGGCTCCGCGCTGGTACCACTAACGGCGAAGCGTACGATGAACCCGGTATGGTTACCGCATACGGTACCGGCGCTCGTCCGATTCTCAAAGCTCCGATGTCGTGTTCGATTGCATACAGGACCGGAGAGACCACTGTAGTCGATGGAATTACTCTGTACGCAGACTCCAGTACCCTGAATTATTTCTTTATCTCGCATCTCCACTACAAGCCCGTTAAGATCTACGACCCGACTGATCCTCTGTGGGATTACAACACGCCGATAGGCGTAGACGATGCTGGGAACGCCCGGAACCTCGGAACAGATATCTGGTGGGAAGGCTGTCAGTTCGATTACTCTATCCTCCCGCTCGATAACAAGATCTACGACCGTACTGATACGTACTCGTACCGACGCATGGTCCGTAGGTGTGGATTCCACGAGCACTACGCTCTCGGTTTCATCGCAGGCGGGGCGCTCCATATCCTTGGTACAGCAGACTCGCTATTCGAAGAAGTCGTCTCGTACCGTGGTGGTTGGCTCGGCGAAGATTACACCTCGTACCACGGTGGCCTCACACGAACTGGTGGTCATAACCACGGGTTCTACCTCTCCCGTGATTGCCCCGGACTTCAAGTCGTTGAGTGCATGCTCGGAGATTCTTCTGCAACTGGCGTTCAGATGCGGCACGGTGGGAAACTCAAGAACACGTTCTTCTGGCGGTGCATGTACGGCGCGGCCCTCGATGGCCCGGTATGTGAATCCTCGTATAACGTATTCACAGAACCACCGGCAGCGGACGGCGCTGAGGTCGATTACGTATATGCATTCTGGCTCCGTGGGAACGGATGGCTCCAGAACTCTCAAACACCTATGCCCTCGGTAACTCACTTCTGCCACCATAACTTGTTCACCGCATTCAACGTAGAGAGCGTCCCACTGGATGCGAATTACACCATTCGGCTCGGAACGGGTCAGCCAATAGTCGGCGCTACTTTCGATGTTACTTCCGAAGATAATGTCTTCTACAACTGGGTATCAACGAATGCCGATTTCTCGCTTCGAGATGGAAATGCAGATGTTGTCAAAACAACAGTCCATCGGCGTAACAAGCATCATAACACTAACAGTACTGCGCTAATCGGACGCATCAACGGTCAGTCCTCATGGGCCGACACGTGGGAAGATAACGAATACGACGTAGTAGCTACGAAACCGTATCGACTGGACTCAACGCTTTCTACGCATGCCGAGTGGGTTACGGCAACAAACGATACAAGCCAGAACACAACCCTCACATTCCCTAGTCCAGATAGGACTGTGGCACAATACATGACATCCATTGGATTCGATGGCGAGGATGGACACGATCTGTTCGTTCGTGCGTACCAGAACAACAAGGTGAACTGGAACCCGAACCTCACCGCGTCCGCAATTAATACTTACTTCCGTGCCGGGTTCGGCATGCTGGAGCCCACAGAATGACATATCCTACAATAGTATCAACTACCGCGAACTTCCTCGGAAGCGCAGGATCGCACTCCATTCCGATCCCCAGTGGGACGGCTGGGGATATCGCGGTTATCCTGATCAACCAGAACAACGGTTCTGTTACAGGCTCGGTTAGCGGATGGAGTACTGTTTACAACACTAGCAGATTCCATGTATTCAAAAAGACCACAACCACAGCGTCTGAGTCTAACGCTACTGTTACGTGGTCCGGCGGCGGTCCTCCTATTTCGTACATAGTCCTGCGATCTGACGCGCAGGACTTCGAAGTTACTCAGACTACGGTAACGTCTGTAGATCCGCCTTCTCTCACCGCTTCGTGGGGTGCCGCAGACAACCTCTGGATCGCGGGTATTCATGCGAACTCTGACAACTTCACTATCACAGGGAATCCGACAGGGTATTCCACTTTCGTAGCCCAATCCGGCGCTTCTGGCGGCGGTACTGACCAACGAATGGTGCTGTACTCCCGCCAATACAATACAACTGATACCCAAGATCCTTCCCCCGCGTTCACTTTCACCGGGACGGCTAGTAACCGCCGCGGAATTACTGGCGTGTTCCGCGCCCCGGCGGCAACCAACCCGATCATTGATAGCACAACTAAACTTGAAAACGGTCAAGCTCTTACAATCACAGGTACTACGTTCGGCGCAAGTGCTGGTACTAATGGGCGTGTAACTATCAGCCCGAGCAGCTCGAATAGTACTGCTGCTGGGTACGTTGCTCAGACAGTGGATACGTGGAGCGATACGAGTCTTGTAATTAACTCGCTTGATTTGACCGGCTTCGACCCTGCAGAAACTGTGTACGTGTTCGTTCGGAACGATTCGAACCATGAGAACACAACGGGGTTCACGGCGCAGGTAGCTGACTTCGTACTCCGTCTTGGATCTGGTGTACTAACGGATACTCTGAAGGATATCGATACTGGATCGGATATCGCATCCGAAGCTTGTGCAAGGATGATCGTGATGAGTGGCGTAGCTGGGTCAGAAGTGATCGAGACTAGCTACACGAACGCGACTGTTACTTCTGGCGTGATGGAATACGCTGACTCCTCTGTGTTCAATCTTACCACAGAGGGTGATGAATACCTTGTAGCTGTACAAGGGAATACCTCGACGAGACGGTGGTTCCTTCCCGGCTTCGTTGTAGATAGGAATGATGACTGATGAGCGACTACCGCGCTGATAGTATCCTTACGGGGTCCGACTACCGCGTCGGGTCAATCATTTATGTCGCAGTCGGAGTAAGATCTGTAGGAAGCGTATCGGCGGATATCGGGTATCCCGGCGATCTCGTTGAAATATCTCTTAACGGTACTTGGGATGCCGGCGGTAAAACGGCTACTCTTAATGGCGTTTCGCTGAGCATCTATCAACAATCAAGTACCTACATTCGGTTCTATGTTCCTACCCCGTACGCAGATGGCTCGTCCTTTAGTGGATTGAATCTTGATACTGCGTATACACTTACTGTGGATGACTCCACAGTGAACCCTAAGTCTAGCCAGTTCGTTATCTCCTCTCCCGACGCTCCGACGTACTGGTACATCAGCTCTATAGCTGGGAGCCCGTGGGGCGAATCTTCGATCTTCTACGAATCCACTGGCCTCTCTAACGGGGACTCTGCATTTGTGGAAGTCCTTGAAGGTGGCCCGATGACCTCGATGCTTTCGGATGGAACATTCGTATCCGCGAACGCTATCAGGTTCCGCGCTAAGGCGTACAACGTAGATGGTTGGGGAACTAGCTGGGATACGTGGGATTTCAGGGAAACTCCTGCTCTGGAATTCGTGGCTACGATACCAGAGGTAATCGACCTCCCCGTTGGCGTACCCGTTACTCTCCAGTACGACGATGAATTCGTCGGCGAGATCCAATCGTACTCTTTGACCGGTACACTCCCGAGTGGATTAACTTTCGATACTGTCCTCGGTACTATCTCAGGTACCCCAGATACAGTCGAAACGGCTTCCGGCCTCGTGATCACTGCAACGGATGGAATCGATACTGTTGATTCTAATACGTTCAGTATCTCTGTTCTTTCATACGGCGGCCCTGGGTACTCCATTCCGCTGAATGATTACATCCGGTACTTAGCGAATAATGACTCAAGTGCTGGCGGAATCAACGACTCATGGAAGGCGTACCTCACCGCTGAAGGGTACAGTACCGGAACTATTAATGATAGACAGTTCCTGTGGCTTCGTGCTCTGGGGTATACTGGCTCTCTCTCAGATATGCTCACAGCGTACAAAGCTGATAATCTAATTCTCTGACGTACTAATACTATGGCATTAAACTATACACCTCAAACTGTACAATCTGGATACCAGAGCACAGAAACGCTGAATCAGAACTTCAGCGATATCGAGGAAGCACTTGCCGACGGCCTTTCGCGTTCTGGCGCTAGTCCAAACGCGATGGCCGCCGACATCGATATGCAGGCGAATCGGATCTTTAACCTGCCGAACGCTGTCAGCAACGGCGAACCTGTAACGTACCAACAGCTCATATCCCAGTTCGCGGGCGCTGTAGAATTCACTGGATATCTTCAGGAGCTCCAAGTTGCGGAAGAAGGTCAGACTTCGTTTACTCTGGGTAATCAGTATACTCCTGGGCTTGGCGCACTTCGTGTATTTGTTAATGGCCTTCACTATCCTCCTTCTGAGTACAGTGAGGTAGACGAAGAGACGGTACTGTTCAGCGCAGCAATGACGGAAGGAGATGAGGTAGCATTCATCATCACGTCGTTCTCGGAAGCGAACTACGATACCGCAGCCACGGTGACGTACACAGATATCGATAATAACAACACGAACCTTCAGGTGTACATCGATGCATTAGCAGGTGATGTACTCCAGTACTACGATGCAACAGATGGTAACATCCTTGTAGGGAACGGTACCACGTTTGTAGAAGAATCTGGAGCGACAGCTCGAGCAAGTCTCGGTCTGACCATCGGTACGAACGTACAAGCGTACGACGCAGATCTGACAACTCTCGGATCTCCGGGCTCTATGTCTGAACTCGATGCTAGCACGTTAGCAGCAGATGACCTCCTTGTGGTATACGATACCTCAGGTACTGCGTACAAGAAGATTCAACTCCAATCTGTCGGCGCTCGTATCCAAGCTGCATCCACGCAGACGCTTGCTCTTGATGATGGGAACTCTCTGTTCGTTAATACCGGCGCAAGCACGTACACGATCACTGTTCCTCCGAATTCGTCTGTAGCATTTCCTGTGGGGACCGAACTCGGCTTCCTCTGTCAGTCCACGGGCAAGATCACTCTCGCTCAGGGTTCTGGCGTCACAATCACGTCGCTCTCCTCTTACAAGAGTGTGAAGGCTAGCGGCGGCGCGGCGTACCTTGTTAAGACTGCTACGAACACGTGGCACCTCGCTGGGGACCTTGAAGCGTAATGCGGCTGAAGCAACTTATACCTGGACATGCAAAGTCTACTGACCCCAGCGGCCCAGTAATTGCGTATTCGAATAGAACTATTACGGCAAGTCATGTGGGCCCCGGTGGTCGTCAGTTCGCAATGACGTATCAAGGCGACGGCACGATCTACTATAACACGTGGGACAACTTTGATCCGGGCGATTCTCTAGTCCTCTCCCCCGCACATCTAGCAACTGAGTGGCTAGTTAATACAGAAGACCCAGCCGACTGGGAGATCAAGGCCACTTGGACGGGCACTGCCCCAGACAGCCATTTTTCAAACACCTGGGAAGATATTGCGGGCGGCGGACTTTTTGCATGGACTCGTGGGAGTCCGGGCACTACTACTTGTACTCTTGCGATTTCTTTTAGAAGTACGCTTGATCCAGGCACTGTATACACTTTTTCAAATATTCAAGTTAGCTACACGCTGACTGCTGGTTAATACATATGACACAAGCAAGAACTAATGTTAACAGGCTTCGGTACCAAGAGTCTCTGAATCTAAAAGATTACGGAGCTACTGGGGATGGAGTAACTGATGATTCGCTGGCTGTTCTCGCGGCTATTACTGATGCAGGCGGTATGCGGATCTACGTACCCCCGGGCACGTACAATGTAGAGACGTTAAACTCTACCGCCATTGATGCTCCGTTCTATATTTACGGCGATGGTACCTTTGATGGGAGCTCTACTGGGTACTTCAATATTGGCGGGGATATCGATTTCCTGCGCATCGAAGGCCTTAAGTTCACTAATATGCTTGCTCTCGCTAAAGCTTCTGCGGGCACGATCACTATTGATCGAGTTGAGATCGTTGATAACGTGATGACTGGATGCCTCGATGGGGTGAACCTAGCATGCGAAGTGCTTGAAGCTACTTGTCATGGCAATAAGTTCTATAATTTCACTAGTACCTCTAGCATTCATGGGATTCGCCTTGGCGATAACGACTTCGATACCACTGGTACCCAGACTAATTATCGAATCTACGATAACTGGATGGAGGATTTCGATAAGACTTCCGCTAGTGGCGAGTGTCATGGGATTCTGGCTTATGGCTATCGGATGTCCATCTGGGGGAATACTGTAAAGGATATCGTCAATAGTTCTAATGCTGTTGGCGCTGAAGGGATCTACGTTAAGGCTGTTGATGGTAATGTATACGGCAACACGTTAGTTGATGCTGGTACGTACCAAGGTTATCTCGCTATTAAAGGCGTTTCGAATGGAGCTGAACGTATTAACGTCTTCGGGAATACATTGTATTCCTCGTCCGGCGCTTATGATGGGATCTATATCGAGACTCCGAATACTAATTGCTTCGGCAATACTCTCGAGAATTTCGGCTCTCGTGCGATTGTAACCGGAAGCTATGATCTCGGTATGATTCGTATTGCAGAGAACCATATCAAGAGTCATCGTGGACAATACGCTATTCTTACGCAGCATGCTGGCGTAGGGGTAGATATCTGTAACAACGTAGTTAATGGATTCACGAACGCAGTATCCTCGTCTAACCCGTCGAGTGCAATCTATGTAGCGGTATTTGCTGCTGGGAACCTCGATAATGTTAAGATCCATGATAATACTATTGTATGTCCGAGCAACAGTGCGGGCACTAGGGTTTCTGGTATTAACGTACGAGTAGATACGGGCAACACTGTGAAACGGCTATCCATTGATGGGAACTCTGTGGACTTCACTGGGTGTGCTGTGACTAACCGTAACGATCTTCAACTCCAAGTTGACGGTGCGGTAACGCGTGCACATATCATGGGTTCTCAAGGGAATAACGTGACCGCCTCGTTTAACTGGACGAACCAAGCTAACGTGGTAGCACTAGCACTGGATTGGTTCGTGGGCTCTGCAAGTACTACTTGGGACCCGGGCTCTCTCGCGGATGGCGCAGGAGAGACGAAGTCTATGACGGTAACCGGAGCTTCGCTTGGCGATCAAGTTCTGGTATCCTTCGATAAGGATCTTCAGGACATGACTCTGACAGGGTACGTAGTCTCGACGAATACTGTTGAAGCAAGGATTCAAAATGAATCCGGCGCCGGCCCTACCGATCTCGCATCTGGTACGCTGAGAGCGAGCGTTAAAAAGATTTACTAAAGTGGATAAGTCGAAGTTCTACTACACTGACGGCGTTCCTTTCCACGGGATCTTTCGAGAGATCCCTATGAGTGGACAATGGATCAAAGAGGAGCCAAAGGATCCTGTGTATACCATCGGGTACGACGACACAGATCTTCCCTCTGCACGTAAAATTTACATGGACTCTGTGAACGAATACGAGGCCGCTGTCCGGTTGACCCCCTCGTGGGAATACTGGAAGGGTATGCTCAAGACTTGTATCAAGATCCGCCGAGAGATCGATAAGTGGCGTGAAGAGAAATATCAAAAAGACCAAGCAGAGGCCCGCCGGCTTCTCTGGGAAGCTGCCCAAAAGGGCAATGTATCTGCTCAGCGTATCCTTTACGAAGCCCGTAAAGAAGAGAAGGCTCAGCAGCAGCGCGCAAAACAAGAAGAACATCAGAACCAGAAAGAGACTGAGATGCTTCAGGACCGTCTGGCTCGCCTTACGGAATTGAAGTTAGCTAAATGACTCCGGATCTTCAGGCGCTTCACTCGAAGAAGCGTGCGTACCAGCAAGAGATCATTGAGGCATGCGAGGGAAACCTGTACGCATTCGCCACGACGATCAACCCTGCGTACCTGTACGGTGATATCCACCGAGAGATCTTCTCGTGGCTCGCTGATCCTGAGGCTAATGAACGGCAACTCCTTCTACTTCCGAGGGGACATCTGAAATCGCACTGCATCGCAGTGTACTGTGCGTGGAAGATCACATACGAACCGTGGACCACCATCGTGTACCTCGCTTCGCAGGACGATCTAGCGAAAGCTCAGCTCTTCGCTATTAAACAGATGATGACTTCGGATATCTACACGTCCCTTTGGCCCGAGATGTTCACAGAACAGCGCGGTGTCAAGGGAGAACGTGGGACATGGTCCGCTTTCGCTTTCGATGTTGACCACCCGTCGCGTCGTGAGCGGAGCGTACGGGATCATACAATGCTCATTAAGACGGTAAAGAGTAATGCTCAAGGTCTGCATTGTGATGGGCTTGTGTTCGACGACGTTGTGGTCCCTCAATTCGCTGATTCCGCTGCCGGAAGAGGTGAACTTTCTCGTTCTCTGGGTTACTATTCTAGTATTCTCAATGCGGGCGGTTGGATTAAAGCCGTCGGTACTCGGTACCATCCGGAAGATGCTTATCAATCGATGATCGATGCTACCATTCCTCAGTGGAATGAAGAGCTAGAAGACTTCGAAGGTGAAGTTCCGGCATGGGATGTGATGGAAAGAGTCGTTGAGGACTCTCCTCAGCGCGCAGGAACTGGTAAGTTCCTTTGGCCGCGGACGGAATGCCCTAGCACTGGCAAAAGATTCGGGTTCGACATCCGAGAACTCGCTAAGATCAAGGCGGACTACGTATCGCACCAAGGGTTGATTCATTTCTTTTCTCAGTACTACAACGATCCGAACGACGTTGGTACTCAAAGAATAGCTAGGAGCAGCTTTCAATACTATGACGAGAAGTTCCTTACCGTACGGACTGACAAGGTATATTTTAAAGGGAATAAACTCAACGTCTACGCCGCAATGGATGTGGCGTGGTCTGAGAGCGAGCGGGCTGATTATACAGCTATCGCTGTTATCGGTATTGATTCCGATGGCTACATTTATATTCTGGACCTTGATCGTTTTCGAACGAGCGACTTCCTCACTTACTACGAACGCATCGAAGCGTTGCATCAACGATGGTTCTTCCGCCAGCTCATTGTCGAGACGAATGCGGCAGGATCTCTTGTTGCACAGGAAGTTGAGAATCATGTCCGTAGAAACGGAATCACTCTTACTGTGGTTAGACGCGCCAAGAATAGCAGAACAGGTAGTAAGGTGGAGAACTGGGCAGCAGTCCTCGAACCGAGGTACCACAGCAAAAGTGTACTACACTTCTCCGGAGGATTGGTCCCGACCCTCGAAGAAGAACTGATGTCGGCTAAGCCTCGACACGACGACCTCAAAGATGCTCTATGTGCCGCCGTAAGCATAGCTAAACCTCCATCAGCAGGACGCTCGGTGGACTACGACCAACTGAACGAACGCTCTAACGTGGTGGTTGGGCGATTCGGTGGCAGAGTGAGAATCAGATGAACGAATCCCCTACCCATTCGGATATCATCCGACGAGTAGAGAAGATCGAAATAGATGTGGCAGTACTGGATAGCAAATCGAACAGACTTCATCAAGATGTGAAAGATGTCAGGCAGGATGTCAAGGACGTCGATGTCAAAATGGATAAGATCCTTGAGAAAGTAGATGAGGCTATGCTAGTCGCAAAGAAGAACCAGATGTATCTTCTAGCTTTCGGATCTGTCGTCGGTGGACTCTATACCATAATTCAAATCATTAAGAACATACATATCCTATGAGCGGTGCAAATACAGTAGACTTTGATCTTATTCCGGAACAGCCGATTGCGACTGAGATCGCTGGCCTCTGGAATACTTGGAATGGCGCACGCTCTGAGTGGCGAGCACGGGTAGAAGAGAACAAGAAGTACGTGTATGCTACTAGTACTCATGAAACTACGAACGTAGTGAACCCGCATAGCCATAGTACACACATCCCGAAGATCTCTCAGATCTTTGATAACCTCTCTGCGAACTACACCAGCGCTCTGTTCCCACATGAAGACTGGCTGAAGTTCGAGGGGCATGACCCACAAGCAGAGCAGTTCGACAAGAAGCAAGCAGTCCTTGCTTATATCAATACGAAACATCGTCTTAATGGGTTCCAGAATGTTATGCAGGAACTCGTTAATGACTGGATCATTTACGGTAACGCCTTCGCAGGTGTTACGTACGTTAGCGAATTCCATCAGAATCCGGAAACTGGAGAAGTTATCCCCGGATATGTTGGTCCGAAAGTTTATAGAATTTCCCCAGATGATATTGTTTTTAATCCTTTGGCAACTGATTTCATACATTCGCCAAAGATCACACGCTCGATCAAAACTCTTGGAGAGCTCCACCGAGACCTAGAAGAGAACCCTAGCCTTGGGTACTCTGCGGATGTAATTGATACTCTCACGAAGCACCGTGAATCCCTTAGGAATTACACGGATACAGAGATCAATAAGCATATCCAGATGCAGTACGATGGCTTTGGCTCGGCTTCTGTGTACTTCAAGTCTGGGTACGTCGAGATCCTTGAGTTCTATGGCGATATCTACGATACCAGTGAAGGCGTTTGGTACAAGAACCACGTAATCACTATCGCAGATCGGCAGTACGTGATCAGGAACCAGCCCTTGAACACGTGGTCTGGTCGTCCGCATATCTATCAAGTAGGTTGGCGGCTCCGTCCGGACAATCTGTGGGCGATGGGCCCGCTTGATAACCTAGTTGGGATGCAGTACCTCATCGATCATCTCGAGAATGCTCGAGCTGATGCGTTCGATCAGATGATTGACCCTGATCGAGTGATCAAAGGGGACGTAGACATCAAGATCCGTGGCTCTGCCGTGGATTATTACGTGAATGACCCGAGTATTGGCGGCGATGTACGGTACTTAGCGCCCGATACTACGGTAATGAATGCTGATTTCCAGATCCAACGGAAAGAACAGCAGATGGAAGAGTACGCAGGCGCCCCCCGCGAGGCGATGGGCATCCGTACCCCTGGCGAGAAGACCGCATTCGAGGTCAGCTCGCTTCAGAATGCGGCTTCGAGGATCTTCCAGAACAAGATCACGTACTTCGAATCTGCATTCATGGAGAAACTTATTAACGCGGAGGTGGAAGTTGCCCGTATTAATCTCGATGGTACTGATATCGTACGCATCCTTGATGACGATTACGGGGTTACTGAATTCCTGCGTATTACTAATGCTGATTTGATGTCGAATGGCACGTTGATCCCCATTGGGGCTCGACATTTCGCACGTCAAGCTACATTAGTACAGAACCTGATGCAGTTCAGTCAAGCAATGATCCAAGATCCGATGCTGATGCAGCATTTCCCCGCAGAGAACCTTGCTCGTGCGTGGGAAGATCTCCTTGGGTTCAAGCGCCTTGAGATCTTCCGGAAGTACGGTCGACTCGAAGAGGAACTTGAGCTTGCCAGACTCCAATCTGTAGCACAAGAACAACTAGCAGCTGAACAAGCAGCTGTACCGCCGGATCAAATGGTATGAAATTCCCCGTAGCACTTATTAAGGATCTTGATGAAGATCAAATGAAGCAACTTGGAGCTGAGATCAGAGGCTCCCTCCTTGCTAAGTGTCTGCGGAAGTTCCTGCGTGAAGAAATTGAAAGGTCTTATAGGGCAGAAGAGCAACTTGATCAATCGCATGATGCTCTTCCGTTTTATCTCAAGGAAGTCGGTGAGAGACGAGGCTACCGACAAGTCCTTCATATGATCCTCGAGGAGTAATCTTTTTATGACCGATGACAATCGGACCCCGGTGACCCCGGGAATAGGTAGCATGACGTTTGGATCTGACCAAGGTACCAGCACGGACACAGCTACTTTCACCAAGGACGATATCGAAAAGGTTCTTAATCAGAACCGGCACGCACAGGACCACATCAGGACTCTCGAGTCCGAGACGGCTCAGATGCGGGCAGAACTCGAGCGGATGCAAGCCGAGCTTGCTCAAGCTAGGAGCATCGATGACCTCCTTGATGTTATGAGGCAACAAGATCCGAATCAGCCTGGGCCGACAGCCCCGCAGTTCGATCAAGAACGCCTAATTAAAACGCTCAAAGAAGAAGTATTCCGTGATCTTACTGCTGCTCAACAGGCAACAGTGCAGGTCCAGAATTGGAATAAATCTATCGAGATGCTTCGTCAGAGGCATGGAGATGGGTACTCTGAGTACGTTACTCGACGTGCACAAGAGTTGAACCTTCCGATTGAGAAGATGGAAGATCTTGCGAAGACGTCCCCGGACGCTTTCATGGAGCTTGTATCTACTCGTGGTACTACTTCTGCGGCACCTACCACAGGATCCGTCGTATCTCCTCTCAGGGGTGCGGGCGATACTGATGCGATGTACTCCAAGATCAACACACTACGTTTCCGTAACACCCCGGAAGGGCGCGAAGCGAAGCGGATGTGGGAAGATCCGGAGTTCCAACGTCAGTACCGTATCCACATTCTTACTAAGATGGAGAAACAAGGATCTTCTTTCAGCAATAAATAAGGAAATAAACCATGGCACTTGATAGCACATGGGGTGACAATCATTTTAAGCGGAACGAAATCTTCAACACCACGTTGAAAGAAGTTCTGCGGGATGATGTTTTTGCTGAGCAGTGGGTCAACTACATCGGCGACTTCACCGACGGGGCGAACTACAAGATCAACTCGGTTGGTGAACTCACGATTGACCAGATGGCTGAAGCAACCAGCCTGCCTGATCGTCGTCCGGATTCGGGTCAGTTCGTATTTAATATCAACGAATACGTTGGTATCAAAGTACCGTTCACTGACGTCTTCCTGGAAGATGACTTCATGGCTCCGCAGGTTCTGGCCACGCTGCCTGATCGGATGACTCGTGCATTCCAGGAATACCTGGAAACTCGCGTTCTCCATCTGCAAGCAGAACAAACCTCGAACAACGGTAACACGATTAACGGCGCATACCACCGCTTCACGGCGAACGGTTCGTCGAGCGTCATTACCATCCAAGACCTTGCATACGTGAACTATGCTCTGAAGAAAGCAAACGCTGGCAACAACGGTATCATCGGTATCGTCGACCCGTCGTTTGAATTCAACACGAACATCAGCTCGCAAGTCGTAACCAGCGAGAACCCGATGTACGAAGGTATCATCACTTCGGGTATCGGTTCTGGGTACCGCTTCATCCGTAACATCTACGGCGTGGATCTGTACACCTCGAACTACCTCGACGTGCTCACCGCGGCAGAATCGTCTCTGACGGACTACCAAGGTAACACGACCGCTGGCGCGATTGGCAACGTCGTTAACGTCTTCTTCTCCGCATCGGATCGCCAGAACCTGCCGTTCATCGGCGCATGGCGTCGGCGTCCCACGATCAAATCGTGGCGGGATGATGACAAAGAGACCGAGTACCACCAGATGTCCGCACGTTTCGGCCTTGCGCTGTATCGTCCGGAGAACCTGGTATGCATGGTTTCTGGCACCACTCTGAGCTAATAGGAGGCTATTATGGCACGTGCAGCAACGTGGACTAATAACGATGGCCTCAGCGTTGGTTTCGGCCGTCGGAACTCGCAGAGCAAGAACGCTGCCACTGTTCGTACCACTGGTAACGAAGAGATGGTTGTTATGGAAATCAACTATGCCCAGATGCCTCTGGCTTCGGGCACGGCTCGTATTTCCAAAGACGCAGCGATCCCTGCTGGTTCGTACATCACGAAAGCTACCCTGAACGTACTCTCGACGTTCGCAGACGCAGACGCTAACCCGACGATGACCATTGGTCTCGTTAACAGCGCCGGCACTGCGATTGACGTTGATGGTCTGTTCGCAGGTCTGACGGAAGCGTCGGGCCAGCTCACGGCTCCTCAAGTAGTTGAGGGTGACGTGGGTACGTACGGTGGCGCCCTCGTGAATGGCGTCGACCACATCGGCTCGTCCGATGGGTACATCAACGTGGACCTCGATACGGGCGCTTGGGACTCTGGCCTGGCACAGCTGACGGTATGGTACCTGAAGCCGACGCCGGACAGCATTCCGACTGAACCGCTCGACTCCATCGTAGGTACGCTGTAATAGCGTACTAGTGGTCAAACGGGGGTCGCAGCTTAGCTGCCTCGGACTTCAGGGTCGGCCCCCGACCATTCATTGAGAATTAAATATGGCTGAACATTCTACCTTGACTGGCGCTTCTCTTCACGAGAACAAGCACATCGACACTGCTGGTACTAGCGACGCCGGCAAGGTCGTCACTCCCTCGAGCACTGATGCTGGAGAGGGTGAACTTCGGTATCTGACTGAGTCTGAGATCTCTGGGCGTACGTACGCACTGACGGCAAAGATCACCGATATCGGAGGTACTAATGCAGCTTATGTGGTTGCCCCATTTGATGGCACCATCACTACTGTATATTCTGTAATCGATCAGGCTATTGCCACTGCGGATACTGTACTTACTGTATCTATTAATGGCGTAAGCACTACCCCGAGCACGCTCACTATAGCGTATAGTGGCTCTGCTGCTGGAGATGTTGACTCGGTTACTATCACGAACAATAACGCTGTATCTGCTGGGGACTACGTCAAGATCGTATCTGACGGCGCTACCAGTACTGCAGCTAATGCGTATTGCACTCTGATCTTCACGAAGGCGTAATCATGGCCCGGAACAGGATGTCTCTTCTCGAGATCGTACAACGCACACTGGATGCTATGAACCATGATTCGGTGAATAGTATATCCGATACTGTCGAATCCCGGCAGATCGCAGACGAAGCTCGTGTGGTGTACTACGAACTCCTAGATCGTGAGGATTGGCCGCACCTGATGCGCCTCCTTCCTCTCGATGCAGGCCCGGGTATCGATTACCCGAATTACCTACAGATCCCTGAGGATGTAGTACGTATCGACGACATCAAGTACGAGTGTACTACAACTGATGATACTCGTCGGCAATTCCGACAGGTGAAGTACCTTGATCCGTACGATTTCCTTACGTTGGTTCACATCCGTAACACGGATGATGATAACGTAGAAGTTGTTGAGGATCTTAACGGGACTCCGTTGTTCATCATTAACGACGAAGCTCCCACGTACTGGACCACCTTTGATGATTCGTACATCGTATTCGATTCGTACGATTCGGAGATCAGCGATACTCTTCTCTCTGCGAAGTCTCTCACCCTAGTGAAGCAGATCCCTACGTGGACGGAGAGTGATACATTTGTTCCGGATATCCCGGATCAGATGTTCAGCACATTCCTTGCAGAAGTAACTGCCGCCGCATTCACTTACTGGAAGCAAGGACAATCTGTTAAGGACGAGCAACGTGCATCCCGCGGGATGTCCCGCCTTCGGAACGAAGCTCGTAAAATTAGCGAACCAAGGAGCAAGGCACATTATGGAAAACCAAGACCTCAATATTACCCCCGAAGTGAAGATGGAACCCGAGGAAGTATCCGAGATTCTCTCGCAAGATACTGAGGTGGAATATGATTTTCTTCCCAAAGAAGAAGAAGCCTCCGGTGAAGAGGCCCCCGCCCAGGAAGAAATCACAATCGGCGAAACGAAGGTGATCTTCCGCGAACCTACCGAGCAAGAGCTCCCGATTGAGCGCGTCCCGCGTGAGGACGGTGGCTTCATCGGTCAGGACTTCTTTACTGAAGATCAAGAGTGGAAGAAGACCACCATCGGTAAGACTCCGGGTGGAATGGAAATCGCTGTCATCAAGCGACGCGATGGAGTTGGGTACGAGCTCAGCTCTGGCGTTAACGGCGGCCGTCTCCCTTCTCGACTCGAGGGCTGGTTCACCACGTACGACAAAGCGGAGGTAGCAGCTCGCACGTACCTCCATGAACTCTGGGATCAGAAGGGTTAATAATGCCCCGGCAAGCTACAAGAAAGAATGTTATCACCTTTGTGGGAGGCCTCAATACTGAGGCTTCTCCGCTTTCGTATCCTGAAAATACCGCTAAGGAAATCCAGAACGTAGATCTGTACCGAGACGGTAGTCTCCGTCGTCGGCGTGGATTAGAGTACGAGACATCGTACGAGATGAGCTCGAACTCCTTCACGGAAGAGCAGATCAGTACGTACGCTATCACGAACCACAAGTGGGAATCGGTACAAGGTGATGACTCGTTGAACTTCCTTGTACTGCAAGTCGGACATTACTTGTACTTCCACAAACTTGGAAGTGATTCTATCTCTGGTACGTACCTTGGTAAGATCGATCTTACTCCTCTACGTATCAGCGACACATACGATCATACCTCGCCTATCAGCGCAGCTGCTGGTAAGGGGAAACTCTTTATCGTCAGTCGTGGGATCTCTCCTGCGTACATCCAGTACGATCAGGATACGGGCCTGTTTCAAGGCGTGAAGCTCACGCTGAAGATCAGGGACCTCGATGGTATCCCTGAAGACGAAGATAGCCCGATTGTATTCGGCGACGAGATCACACCTCCCGCTCCGTTGAACCCGGAAGATAACTATTACGATGTCTTGAGTCCCGGGGAAATTCCAGACTTCGGCGCGTTCATCATCTACGGACTGTAAGAATGGCTGTTGATACTAGACCTACATCTCTAACCGCCGCACATAACTATAACCTCAGGAACCAGGGGTGGCCTACTCGGTGCTCCCTTCCTAACAAGATCGATGGCGACAACGGTCTCTTCGAGGGCGATCCTGTAACGTACACGAAGACCATCAATGGATGGTACCCTTCGAATGCGGACATCATGTACTACGCCAGGATGTCAGCCGCCACTGATCCGCAAGCTCTGAACGTGTATTCTCCGTGGGAACTAAGGAAGAGTATCTTTGGCAATACGCCTGCAGCTAAAGGACATTTCATTCTTCCGGCGTTCGATAGGAATCGACAGATCGCTTCGAATATCGACAACGTCTACAAGCCCTCGAGAGATAAGATAGATATACGTCCAATCTCCGTAGAGTTCTACGCAGGACGTGTGTGGTACCTGATGCCTACGGGCGAAGTGTATTACTCACAAGTGTTGACTGATATTTCTAGAGCAGATCGGTGTTATCAAGATGCGGATCCCACTGCCGAGGATATCAACGAACTCGTAGCAACTGATGGCGGATACCTCGACATCGTCGGGATCTCCAAAGCTAAGAGGCTCCTGCCAGTGGGCGTAGAGATCCTAGTGCTCGCTAGCAATGGTGTATGGAGTATCTCTGGTTCAGCTGACGAAGGATTCTCTGCTACCTCGCAAGAGATCAGAAAAGTGACTAGTGTAGGCTGCATCGGTGATGATACTGCGATAGAAGCAGAGAACGCCGTGTTCTACTGGAGCAATGGCGGGATCTACGTTCTTACTCCTGACAAGGTCACCGGGAATCTGTACGCACAGAATCTCGCTGAGAGCACAATTCTTACGTACTACCTAGATATCCCCCCTGTCTCGAGAGAGCATGCTCGTGCATTCTACGATTCTGAAACCAAGAGGATCTTCTGGTTCTACAATAGTGATCCGGACTTCGATGGCGAGACGTGGCGGTACCGGTACGATTCTGCATTGATCTTCGATATCGCCCTCCAAGCATTCTTTACGTACTCGATGGATACTGCTGTCGGGTACCCGTTTATCTCGGCGATGCTTAAGAAGTCCGCTAAGAGTTTGGATGTTACTGAAGAAGATCTGGTAGACTCCGATGTTCCTGTCACTGATAGCGGAACTCAAGTCACTGTGACTCTCCGTACTCCTGTTACTGCAGAGGTGAAGGCGAAGTTCCTGACGTTCGTGGAACAAGAGGATGGTACGTACAAGTACACGTTCTCAGAGTACAAGAGCAACGATCTCCTTGACTGGGTAGAAGAAACTGGCGGCGTAGACTACGATTCATACATTGAAACTGGTCACGATCTAGCTGGCGATCTGATCTCTGAGAAAGAAACCAATACGATCTATACGTTCTTTAAACGTACCGAACAGAACACGACCACGAATGAGTTCGGTGAACTCGAGTTCGATTATCCTTCGTCCTGTCTGATGCGCGCTAAGTGGCAATGGTCAGACGATTCAGGATCTGGTCGGTGGTCTGAGGTACAACAAGTGTACCGTCTGCAGCGGAACTGGATCCCTGCTGGCGAGGATACTTATAACTACGGATACGAAGTAGTACAAACAATTAACCAGGTTCGAGGGAAGGGGAGAGCTGTCTCTCTAAGATTCGAATCTGAAACCGGGAAAGATTTCCACCTCCTCGGGTGGGCGATTCCTTACACAATGATAGTGGCAGCATAAGATATGGAACCAGCATCCTGGGCCGCGATAGCGGCGTTAGTACTAGCAGCAGTCAGTGCCGGTACTAGTGCGTACGCTACAAAAAAGCAGAATGATGCGCAAGAAAAAGCGCGTCGAATGCAGAACCGACAAGCTTCTCTCGAGAATCAACGGAGAGCGCGCCTTGCTGTAGCCCAGCAGAGACGTATCAGGGCTGAGATGATTCAATCTACCGAATCAATGGGGGTTGGATCTAGTTCATCCCTCGCAGGCTCTACGGGAGCTTTGGCAACACAGACCGCAGCTAATATCGGTGCAGCTAATACTCAATTAGCTGGAGACTTCGGCATCAACCGAGCTTTGTCTGAAGGGGCTAAGACTGCAGGGCAGTGGAATACGTACAGTAGCATTGCTAGCATAGGCTCACAGTTCGCAGGATTCGCTTCTAATCGATTCTACGATCAGCAACAAGCTGCGGCGCAAGATAATGCATTCCAAAGGCAAATGAATGCGCAGATGTACGAATGGAATAAGGCGATGGGTGGCCCGGCGATGCAATCCCCGGCGCCTATGAATGCTCCGGCTATGCGACCGAAGGTGCTCCTTTTTGGTCAGCCTCAGATGTCTCCGTTCTAAGAGTTAGTACATGAATATTTTTGAAGATCTGCAGAAACCGAAGCCGGATTACAGCTACCTCTTTCAGAGAGAGAACCCCGTACTCCCTGCCACCGACATGGAGGCTATGCGGGCGGCGGCAAAGGTCGGACTCCTGGCAGGAGAGCAGCAATCTGCTGCTGCATTTCAAGAACTTCGCACAACTGGTAAATCTGATACAGTTCAGAGTATCTTGCTTGATTCCATGCGGGAGCAGGCGGATCAACTCCGCGCTCAGGCAGAGAATCTTGCGGCCGACAGATCTGTACCTTCTCAGCAAAAGGTAGAACTCATGAGGGAAACTGCTCTCCAAATGGAAGTTATCCCTATGCCGACGTTGACAGACCTTGTTCAACGTAAGGCCGCCGTTGAGGCTAGCACTGACTCGGCAAATGCTGAGCAGATCCAGAACATGATCGCTTCGAAGTACGATAAGATAGTACAAGCAGAGCGAGCTCCTATTAATGGAGCGCAGTTCCTGACCATGGATGGCGGCCCTGTTCGTCAGGTTCTTGATCTAACAGCGTCTGCGTTCATTCCCGGTCGTACCTGGAACATCGCCGAAGTTATTGACGAAGCATTCCCAGGGTTTGTATCTTGGAATGAGTACTTTCCGTATCCTATGGGAGGCGGTGGCGATCTTGTCGTTCGGTTTAAAGGGTACCTGAATACTCTTTCTCCCGACGAGCGAGACGTGGCTATTAAGAAGCTTGCTAAAGCTATCGATGAAAATAATCTTCTGACTTCTAATAACCAGTACCAGAAGTACGATCTGATGAGTACGCTCACAGATGATCTCACTCCCGGGAACTGGGAGCGTACTATAGAGAACATCTTCAGCGTTCTCGATGTTCTCCCCGTGGTCGGGGCCGTTGGAGACGGCTTAATGGGGCTGGCTAGAAAAGCATTTAAGAGTCCAATCGCTAAAGCTTTTGACGCGAAAGCTCAAGAGGCGGCTAGCGGGCTTGGCTCTCAACCGTTCAAGAAGAGGCCTAATCCTACAGATCAGAAGGGTATTTGGGTTTACGATGCTGTTCGTAAAGTATATGAGTACATTGATAACCTGAACGAGATCCGACCGAGCGGAAGTACCGCATCAGCAGTAGTTCGTGTGGCTCCTCGCGAAGGGCAACGACTTCTGAAAGCCGCAGTTGAGGATGAGACTGGGAAGGCTGCAGAGGCAGTAGGAACTACGCGCGAACAGATCACCGCAGATGATATCATGCCTAAGCAAGAGGGCAGCACGTCTCGCCCGTTTGCTGATCTGAACGATATCAATGATACTGTTGTAGATTATAAAGGGAACCTTGGATTCTTCACTGATGAGGAAATCAAGAGTCATGTTAATCTCGTAGAAGATACGCTTCGACAAACTACCCCAAATGCTATCCACTCTAGGATGGAAGTTAGCTTCATACCTGGCGGATACGTTGGTAGGATGTTCATCTCCGATACTACGACTCACGGGTACAGCACGTTCCAACTTGCAGAGGATACTGCTAAGTCTTTCCACGAGTACGACCCAGCTACGACTAGAATCCTTGCTAGAAAGCTTGAGACTGATGAATACGTACCAGTAGAGCAGGCAAAGAAGGAAGGCTGGTTCGACCCGGAGGAAGGCGATTTCGTAGTACAACTTGATGTAGTCGAGATGCTAGATCACAGGGCAGCTCTCGCTAACACTGGGATTTTCCATGAGAACTCTCTTGTGGGGAAAGCTGCTGCGTGGGTGGATAAGAGTGCGACTTTCCTTGGCTGGCTTACTAGTGCTGGAAACATCGCTTCCGATCTTGAATCAGCTAAGATCAAAGCCCTTAACCAGACTCTCAAGCCTCTTACTAAACTCTGGGCGAAAGACCAACAGAAGGTAATCAGCGTACTTGATCAAGGTGATCGCGAAACTAAGTGGTTCACTACCGAAGATCTTGCTGATATCTGGAAAGATGAAAAGAATGTCGACGATCTTATCGCAGGGTACCGCTCTGCAGTACGACACCAGCAATTAGTTCGCCGACTTCTGAATGATAGAACGAGATCACAGCTCGTAGCTGACGGATGGAAGCATGTAGTTCTGCCTCGCGGACAATTCCAAGAGATGGCGGATCAACTTGGAAAACAAGTTTCTATTTCCGATCTGAAGGTACGCGGGAAAGATTACTTCGACAAAGACATCGAAGCAAATGTAAGTAGAATCTACGACTCCGAACTTAACAGAATGGTTAAGACGGACATCGACGAGATCTCCAAACTTATTGATGCAAACCCGGGCAATATTAAAATCATCGAGCTCCAGAAACCTGTCAAGGTTGGAAAGGAGTGGACGAAGTTCGTATTGTACAAAGAGGGCAAAGGCGTAGAATTCAAGAAACTCCCTGATGAAGTTATTCGTGATATACCTGGGTACATATCTCGGATATATGATGCCCCGTATATCTTAAAAGTAGAATACAATAGCCTTGTGAATGGTGTAAGAGTCAAGGGTCTTAAGGCTGTTCGGATGTACGCCACAAAAGGAGAGGCTCTTAGGGATAAGGCACGCCTAGACCTTGAGTACGAAGCAAATAAGAATTCAGTATATGAAGATCTTGGTCTCCCTCTCCCTGAAAGGGACGATCAAGTTCTGAAGTACATGGTTACCGAAGCTAAAGAACTTCAACGGGATATCGAATACGCAAATAGAACCTCTCTTGAGTACCTTGAGAACTCTGGCCAACTCTTCACATCGCACCGTGGCGTAGAGGTTAAAGGCCTTAACGGTAAGCGTCGTCTGAAGTCTGTATCGGATAGTATGGCAGCAGCTCGCGCCCGTGCAGCTCGAGCTGGCACAATTGACCCCCTTGTCGATAAGCTCAAAGCTAACTGGGATAAGAAATACGGAAAGGATTTTGGAGTCAATGGGCAGATGCCTCTTGAAACCAGTCAGATCCGTCGCCCAACTGAAGTTACTCCGAATTCGGAACGGGCGTACCAAGAGGCTGTCGCGTTCCAGCGTCATATCACGCACATCGCTGGCATCGATGAAACGATGTTCAGTGCTGTTAGCCGTAGTACTGCTATCAATCTGTCTAATTATCTAAGCAGATATGATAACGTATGGCTGAATCAATTAGCAGAAGGTGTGATGAGGAACCGTCATCGGAACCTGATCAATGCTGCCAAGGGTGCGAACTTCACTGTTCGTATCATCTTTAACCCGCTTAGACAGCTTCCCCTTCAGGCCATGCAGATGTCGATCTATCTTGGCTTAGACCACGGAGCGAAATACTTCCTATCCAAGCAGGGGATGAATGACTACCTCGGCCTGATCTACGGCACGATGTGGCGAAACACAGATCAATGGGAGCAATTCGGCTTGAAGCAAGGCGCCAAGTTGATGGGCGTCTCCGAGGCGGAATACACTAAGTTCATTGATATCTATCAACGACACGGTCTGCCTGCGTCAGTGGATTCTCACATGTACGCAATCTTCGCTAATGTGGACCGAGTAGTTGGCAAGGCGCCAGTGTATCAGGGGGCTGTTAATACTTTTAACACGTTCAGGAAATACGCCCGTCGAATTGGCTTTGACGCAGGCGAACAGTTCCAACTCATGGGCGCGTTCCTTGCTGTGCGAAACAAATGGATGAAGAACAATCCTAAGATCGCACACAAATGGGCAGAGCCTGGGAATATAGAGAAGATTTTTGGAGAAGCTCGGGTAGTTTCGTACAACATGAACAAGACTGGAGCGATGCAGTTCCAAAAAGGAATTCTCGGTCTGATCTTCCAGTTCCAAGCGCATGCTGTTAAGAGCATGCAAACGCTTCTACCGAACGAGTTCAAGCTCCTCGGAGATAAAACCAATACTGCGTATAAGAGGACTATCGGCAAGCTTTCTAACAAAGCGTTCTCAGATGCAGAGAAAGCTAGGATCGCATGGCAACAGTTCGCCCTGTTCGGTACCGGAGCGTATGGCGTAGGCCAGATGTGGGACAAGTTTCAAGAAACTACAGGTGTTGATACTCCTCCCGAAGTGGACCGCTCTATTCGGGAAGGCATCACTGGTACTCTCCTGAACATGCTGTTCGAAGCTTGGAATCAAGACGGCGAACAGATGGCCGATATCGAGTTCTCCGGCAACGCTGCTCCGTTCTCCGGAATCAGCGGCAGGAACCAAGTCTTTGGTACCGGTAACCCGATAGCAGCATTCCTTACGGGCATTGTACTCGAAGACAAGACTTCTCTCGAGTTCGGGTTAGGCCCGAGTTACGCCCTTGGCAAGGATGTATACGAAGCTTGGAAGTTCACCACGGCTGCACTAGGTACCCCGTTTGAGCCTATCTCAGGACCCGAGAAGGGGATCGTTGTGGCTAACGAGTGGATGAAGACGTTCTTCCCGATCTATGGGAACTTCATGCGTGGGCGTGTAGCCCTCGAGCTGAACAGGTACGTTGCAGCGACAGGTGATGTCGGGGCTGAAGTTACCACTGGAGAAGCGATGGCTCTCGGCACTATGGGATTGAATGCTCATAGTAACCGATGGCTCCAAGATGAACTTATCCAAATCAAAGGTCTGATCGGGAACCCGAAACAAGATAAACTCGGAGCCGAGATCGATGCAGAGGCTGCGAACTTCTACAAGTTCTTGAAAGCGCATGCTGAACTTCTCGGAGAAGGGAAACTCGATCCTGTGGAGGGTACTCGCCTAGTTGAACTCAATGCTCAGATGCTCAGCGACGCCCTGTCTGATGACGAACATCGTCGGTTCTTTAACAGAGTTCGGGATTTGATCCTTAATGATGTAACAAAAGATGGGCTTGAGACTCAATTCATTAATGCGGTTATCTCTGGGTATGCCGCTTATATCCCGGACATCAGAGACCCAGAATTCATTAACCGAATCCGCTCCGGCCCCGAGTTCTCCACTAAAGAAGAAACAATTAAATTCCTTGAAGAGATGAATCAATGGCAACGTATAGACCAGAATCCCCAGATGTAACTCCTGTACAGATGAACCCGTACATCGGGATGTACCAAGATGGGTACGACCGTAGTATAACTGGGTTCGCTAGGGATGCAGCGAATGCATTCGAGTCTAGGCTCGGTCTGAATGGATCTGGCTCTAGCTCTGCTGCTAATCAATTAGCGATGCAGCGGTACGTGGACGAGAAGTCGGGCAAGATGGCACTCTCTCGGGCAGCTGTCGAGCAGTTAGATATTTCGAGGGAGCAAGCGGTCCAAGCTCTTAGTTCTGTTCTTGGGTACAAGCCTAATGATCAAGAACTGGATGCTCTGATTCAAGGGCAAACGGATAACTTGAAGTTCCTGAATGCGGATATCCAACGCCCTCGAGCAGCATTGAATGTTCTTCGGAGAACTGCAGCAGTACGGGAACAGATCGCACGGAACCCCATGATTGGGCCAGAACTCCTGACCCTGTATAAAACTAGCATGGGGCGTGGCGCTCAGCAAGACCTAGCTACAGTTGAAACTCAAGTAGAAGATCGTCGTGCGAGCTTCATGAAGACTGTCGACGATACGAGCATGAGCTTGGGGATCGATCCTCGTCTCCCGTTCGAACAGCGCTCTGCTCTTGTTATGAAGCACTTCCAAGATGTAGAACGTGCTAGCGCTTTCCTGCGAGATAAGCAGGTACTTGATGCCCAAGTGGACCAAGATAAAGATAGTACTCTAACAAACCTGCGAAATATTGTAGGTGGACGCTGGGAGTACGTAGATGGTGTCATGAGGAACGTGGTCCCCGGCGTTATGGGGATGTTCAATCAGGCGAGAACTCAAATCCTGAACGAACTCGGAGTAACAGATATCTCTCGGATGACGCCTGAGCAACAACAGCAAGCGACCGAGAAGCTTGATCAATGGTGGGTTAATACTAACCTCGGCATTCGTGGCATTGGGAACCACCCCGATATCACTCAGGCAGACTATGACACCATGATCGCTCCGCTTAAGATCATGTATGATTCCACTCGGCTGGCGTTTTCAACCAAGGGGAATGCTGATACGCTTAAAGCTGGCGAAGAGCAAGCTAATGCTCTGGCCACGATGGAATTGTTTAGCAGGAACCCCGAACTCCGGCAAACTAGGGCTGTCCTTCAAGTACTGAAGGATGCTCCAAATACCATGGCTGAAGCTGCAGGTAGCACCGAGTACGGCCGTCGATTGATAGGCACGCTTCGTGTGGCTGCTAGTGCATCCCTTAGTCAAGCTGAAGCGCAAGCCGGCATGGCTCAGGTAGTCAGGGATCCGACAAAAGCCGATGGGTATGTCAGAGAGAACACTCAGGGATTCCGTGACATGGCAGTGAATCCGAACATCACTGATGCAGAATTCAGTAAAGCCCTTGATAACTTCTTCGGGGCGTACGATCCTAGCAATCAAGATCTTGCTCGACTGTACCACAACCAACTGCCTATCATGGCAGATCCTGCTGTTCGTGAACGTCTGACCAGAGCTGACCCTGCTGTTCGTGCACACCTTACTGATGCTATGGATACGTATCTAAGTACTGTGATACAGCAGGCAAATGGTATCGTGCGCGACTCGCTTGGCCCTCGCATACCAGCTCTTGCTAGCTTTGAGAACGTACTTCAGGATAGCATGAATATAAATTACACTCAAGACGGTCTCCCCGTCTTCCGTCCGATGCCAGATCAGGCTGGGAACTCCCGCGCTATCGCTGTGGCAGAGAAGTTAAATGCTATTGCCCCCAGGATCAAGCAAGCAATTGATGTGTATCAATCTCTTGGACTGTATACAAACTTTGACAGAGCGGAAATGGCTAAAGTTATGATTGAGCAAGGGAGAACTCCTGATTATCTTGAAGCTCAAATGCGTCAACGCCAAGATAGTCTTGGAGTTAATACCCTTGACTTGAATAGAATTACATTCTAATGGCTAACTATCTTAAGTACGTTAGGGAGTTGTTGTTCAGCCCTGAAACAAGAGTTTTAGCTGAGCAGAAAAGAGCAGCTGTTGAGTCGGTTAATAGATTGCAACTTAATAATGCTGCAACGCTTCGACAGATGAAAGAGACAGGACTTCCGCAAGCAGAAACTGAGCAGCTTGCTCGAGATCTCGTTGTTTTGCGGAGAATACGTGGAAATAATCTCCGCATTCCTCTTGCCCGTCAAGCTAAAGAGGTTGGAGATTGGCAAACAATTTCTAAAATTGCAAGACGACACGTAGAAGGATCATTTTTCTCTAGTGATTTTAAGACTGGTCGTTCTAACTACGATGACGATTTGGGAATAAGAAGTCAAAAGTTTGATCTTACCCATGAAGTTGTCGACATGACCCCGGATCAATACATAGATGAGGCATCAAAGCTCCTTCATTCCACAAGAGAGAATGTTCTTTCTACTAGGCCTTTAGATAACGATCTAGTTCAGACATTCCTTAACAAGGGGAACATGGATATTCCTTACCTAGATTACTCAAGGGAAGGCTTCGGTCAGGAGGGTCTCAACAGGGCGGTCGCCGCTAAAGAGCTGGGAATAGAAAAGATTCCAGTACTGCGAGTTCGGAACAGATTCCCAGCCGGCGGAGCAGTTGAACCTTGGTATAAGATCGGTGAAGACTCATATTTCGTCCCGTACTATAAGATGAACTCTAAGGTTGTATCAAAGGAGGATTGGGCTCGGGCAATTCTCTCTAGGGCCTATAACGACCCAAACGCTGTAGAGTACGTAATCCAAAATAATCTTAATGATTTAGTTAAGACGGTAGATAAAGCATATAGAGATTCTATTGGAAATCCTGAATACTTCGATTTTCCTTGGGGATTCACGGACGACTTAGAAATAACGTACGATTTTCTTCCAAGCGAAGAAAAATTAAATAGGTTCAAGTCTCCCTTCAAGGGAGATTTCAACGCCCTTGCTACACAAGATAACCCAGCCCTCTTTGATCAGGATAAGCGCTTAGTAACCGAAGTAGATAACATGCTCGACGAAGTTAAACATCGTGGGGATGTGGCGAATCAGGTCGCACACGGCATTATCATGAAGGCCCAAAGGAACTCATCTGCGAAGTACAATATGAGTACTAAAGTAGATCAGATTGACGAGTTCTTTTCTGATTCGAATAACTACAAAGACAATGTAGATAAAGTTATTGAGCTCTTGCCAGAAGATAGAGTTCTTAAAGCTAGACTTCAAGAGGCTGTTATTCAGGATCAAGGCGCGTTTAAACAACTGGTCTCCGATGCCTCCCAAGCAGATCTGACTATGGAAGATCTTAGTAGGGTCATCCTTAACATCTATGAAGATAATAATAGAGAGTTCAAGTACGAGTCGGGAGACTTCTTGAAGTACGTAGGACGACGTAGATGAAACGCCGTAAACCGCAGAACTCTCGGTTGATCAGGGCTGGCATGATGTACGCCCCCCCGAGTACAACCACAGGTACTGGGTCTGGGCATGAGATCCAAGAGGAAGGGGTAGCCCTTACTCAACGGGATACGTTGAACTTCACTGGCTCGGGTATTACCGCTTCTGATACTGGATCCAAGACGAATGTCGCTGTGCCAGCTGATACTCTATATGATGGGAGTACTGCTGTAGTTACCACTAATGCCGACTCTGTCGACATCGATGAACGACGCATCAAGGTAACTGAGACTGACTTAGTTGAGTACGCATCAGTAGAGTTATATAGCCCGACAGGCGACTCGTTCGTATTCAACAAGGCAGCAAGTACTGCTAGCGCATTCTATCAGAATCATGCGATTGATCAGATGCTATTCGAGAGTTACGTCGGGGATGTAGTACTTAATACTACAACCGCTGGGGACTCTATCATTCTAAGTGAGAATGATACAGAAGTCATGAGCACAGAGGCTGACGGAGTTAAGGTAACTCGTCGAGTTAATATCTCCCCTGCCGCAGGAGATCTAGCATCCCCCGTTAATGGGGATGTGTGGTACAATAGTACTAGCGGTAAGTTCAAAGCTAGGCAAGCTGGTAGTACGTACGATGTACTACATGATGCCGTTACTGTAGCTGATAGTACCACAGTAGATATGTCCCTGACTGGGCAACAAGTTAGCGCTGCTGTTATCAGTCAGATGTCTATTACCTCTGATGCCTCGGGTATCAAACTCAGTGGGGACTCTGCCTCTCCTGGCAACACGATGTTGTACGGGACGAACGGCAGTGGTACTAAGGGGTGGTACTCTCAGCCAAGCGGAAGCTTAACTGATGGGGACAAGGGGGACATCACTGTCTCCGCTTCCGGGGCTACGTGGACCATCGATAACGATGCAGTTACGTACGCTAAGATCCAGAACGTATCCGCTACAGATAAGCTCCTAGGACGCAGCACAGCGGGCGCTGGGGATGTCGAAGAGATCACCTGTACTGCAGCAGGCAGGGCCTTGATAGACGACGCAGACGCAGCGGCACAGCGTACTACGCTAGGCCTTGGATCATTTGCTACAGTTACTCCTGGTAACTGGAAGGTGATCTATACTGACGGATCTGGCGTTATCACAGAGCTTGCTCTCGGCGGATCAGGTACCGTTCTCACTAGCAACGGCGCTAGCTCAGCGCCCACATTCACAGCTCCTACTGGAAGTGGATTCACTCAGCTAATAAAGACTAGCAGCACAGCTAAGACCAGCGATAACACGCTAGCTAACGACTCCGTGATGCAGTTCAGCGCTGCTGGTAGCACACAGTACGTGATCAGAGGATTGGCTGTGTTCTCTACAGCGAACGCTACGCCCGACTTCAAGTACATGTTTAACTACACAGGCACTATCACTGAATGTTCATGGCATATTGGAGAAACCGTATTAGGTAACACTTCCTCCGTTACATGGGTTCTCGGCGGAGGCACCGCCTTCCCCGCCTCGAAGTCAGTAACATCAACCTCCACGGGCAGAGGCTTTGTGAGGTTCGAACTAACTCTAAAAACTAACGCATCGGGTACGTTCTCGTTCCAATGGGCACAGAATACATCAGACGCTAACGCAGTGAACCTTGTTCAAGGTAGCTACATGGAGTACAAGGCAGGATAATGAACATACTATTTGTGAATGGAGACGATTGTCTTCTTCTTAACAGGCGGCAAGCTGCTATCCGAAAGGAGAAACTCCTTAGCGCGGGCTGGTTACCCTTCGAGGTAGATACATCGGGGGTACGACCGGTACTACGTAGGCTCCAGGTGCAAGCGGGAACTGAACAGTACACTCAGGTACTAACATCTGTGACGCTAGAGAGGGTTGCGCAGTGAGTTCACCTCTGACATGGATCAAAGAGCTGATATCCCCTGTATCAGAGATGATCAGTGAGGTAGTAACAGATAAGGATAAGGCGAACGAGCTAAGCGCTAAGCTGTACGAGGTAGAAGCTAACCTCTCTTCCAAGGTTCTCGAGTACGAGGGGAAACTGGTTGAAGCGCAGAGTGCCGTAATTGTAGCAGAAGCTAACAGCGAAAGCATAATCACCAAGAACTGGCGGCCTGTTACAGCTCTGACGTTCGTTGCTCTAGTGGTAGCGAAGTGGCTAGGGTACACAGCCCCTGGGATATCTGAAGCTGTAGAGCTCCAGCTTATGGAAATCATCAAGGTTATGATCGGCGGGTACGTGGTAGGTAGGTCAGTAGAGAACTCTCTCCCTGCTATCGCTGACGCGATCAAGGCCTTCAAAAAGAACTAGCACGGCGGAGCTAGTATAGTCTGGATCGGCTCCATCCAGACGTAAAAAACCCCGGTTGGTGATAAGCCTTCCGGGGTTTTTTATTGGGCGGCGTTTGAGCTGCCCGTCGGCGTAAACTGGGGGAGCGCACCAGAGCGTGCTAGGGGACACGGTCTAAGGTTGGTTATGCGTC